ATGACCTTTGACACCAATTCCGCAGCAAGAAGCGAAAAACTGGCCAATGATGCAGTTGCTGCATACGAAGTGGCCCGCGAAGTTTTCCTGGCGCGGATCAATGCCTTGAAAACTGCACCGACCCTTGAAGACGATGGGAAGGACGTGAACGCTATGCTCTCGACTATGAGCAAAGCGATTTCGACTGCTGTGGATCATACTAGGAGGATTGAAGATGACTTCTCCAAATCCAACGGAGGCATGTCCAACGGGACGTTCGACTTGGACAGCGCCCGTGCTGAGATCAGGGTCCGCCTGGCTTGCCTCCGCGCCGCGGGAAACACAGGAGACGTTCCTGGCGCAACTGACTGACCACGCACTTGCGGCTTTGCCTTGGCTCTTTGAGTTTTGGGCATTGCCGCACCAGATGCCGCCGAGTGGGGACTGGCGCAGCTGGGTGATTATGGGCGGCCGTGGCGCGGGCAAAACGCGCGCCGGATCCGAATGGGTTCGGCTAATGGTAGAAGGGTCCCGGCCGCTGGAAAGCGGCCGGGCCAAACGTGTCGCGTTGGTTGGGGAAACCTATGACCAGACGCGGGATGTGATGGTTTTCGGGGACAGCGGCATTCTTGCGTGCTGTCCGCCGGACCGCAAACCAGAGTGGCAAGCCTCTAAGCGCAAGCTGGTGTGGCCGAATGGTGCCGAGGCGCAGTGTTTTTCGGCCAGTGAGCCAGAGGCGTTGCGGGGGCCACAGTTTGATGCGGCCTGGGTCGATGAATTGGCAAAGTGGAAGAAGGCGCAGGACACTTGGGACATGCTGCAATTTTGTCTGCGTTTGGGTAACGACCCGAAGTGTGTGGTGACTACGACACCGCGCAACGTTGACGTTTTGAAGGATTTGTTGGCGCGAGAGAGCACGGTTCAGACCCATGCTCCGACCCATGCCAACCGGGCGTATCTGGCGGATAGTTTCTTGGCTGAGGTCGAGAGCCGCTATGAGGGGTCCCGGCTGGGGCGCCAAGAATTGAATGGTGAGTTGCTGGAGGACGTGCAGGGCGCGTTCTGGACGTCTCATATGTTGGGGGCGTGTCGGGTGAAAGAAATGCCCGAGGTGGACCGCGTGATTGTTGCGGTCGATCCGCCGGTTACGGGGCACGCGGGATCGGATGAATGTGGGATCGTCGTGATTGGCGTGACCCATCAAGGGCCGCGCGCGGCTTGGCGGGCCTATGTCATCGAGGATGCGTCTGTTGCGGCCTCTAGTCCATTGGAATGGGCGCAGGCAGCGGTGGCGGCGATGAAGCGCCACAACGGTGATTGTTTGGTCGCGGAAGTGAACCAGGGGGGCGACATGGTTAAACAGATCGTGCGCCAGGTGGATCCGATGATCCGCTACCAGGCGGTGCGCGCCACCAAGGGCAAGAGCGCCCGAGCGGAGCCGATTGCCGCGTTGTATGAGCAGGGACGCGTGCATCACTGCGGGCAGTTTTCTGAGTTAGAGGACCAGATGGTCCAGATGACGTTGCAGGGTTACGCCGGCAAGGGCAGCCCGGACCGCGTTGACGCGCTGGTTTGGGCCTTGTTCGAGGGGATGATCGCACCGACCACGCCGGGCGGAGCGGCCGCGATCCGGACTTTGTAGGTCGGCGTTATCGAACCTTCTTTTTGGGGCCCTTTGGGGCCCTTTTTTATTCGGCCAAGGACGGAGACAGCTATGTTCGACTTTTTAAAGCGGGAGGGCGGGGCTGAGGCACGCGTGAACGCACCTGAACAAAAGGCCTCCGCGACGGGCAAGGTTGCGGCGTTGGCGGGGGGCGGTGTTCGGACGGCATGGAGTGCACGCGATACCGGTAGTTTGACGCGGGTTGGGTTTACCACGAACCCAGTAGGATTTCGCGCAGTGAAGTTGATTGCTGAGGCTGCGGCAGCCGTGCCGTTGGTTCTAGAGGATGGGGCGACCCGGTTTTCGGAACATCCGGTGCTGGGGCTTGTGCGGCGGCCCAACGGTGTGCAGGGGCAGGCCGAGTTGTTGGAAGCCTTGTATGGCCAGTTCTTGCTGAGCGGGAATGGTTATGTCGAAGCGGTTGGCGATTTTGGAGTTCCGCTTGAGTTGCATGTTTTGCGGTCGGACCGGATGTCGGTTGTACCGGGGAGCGACGGCTGGCCCGTTGCCTATGACTATAAGGTCGGTGCGAAGGCGCATCGGTTCACTGTGGGTGAGGTTTCGCCGGTGTGTCACATCAAAGCGTTTCATCCCCAAGACGACCACTACGGGCTATCGCCGATGACGGCGGCTGCAAGTGCGGTGGATGTGCATAACGCGGCATCGAAATGGTCAAAGGGACTGTTGGACAATGCAGCGCGGCCTTCAGGGGCGATTGTTTACAATGGTTCTGAGGCGGGTATGTCGATGTCGGCAGATCAATTCGATCGTCTTTCGGCCGAGATGGAAGCGCACCATCAAGGCGCGCGCAATGCGGGCCGGCCTATGCTGTTGGAAGGCGGGTTAGATTGGAAACCGATGGGTTTTTCCCCTTCCGACATGGAGTTTCAACAAACCAAAGAGGCCGCCGCGCGAGAGATCGCGATGGCCTTTGGTGTGCCGCCCATGATGCTGGGCATCCCCGGTGATGCGACTTACGCCAACTACCAAGAGGCGAACCGCGCCTTTTATCGGCTGACCGTGTTGCCGTTAGTGAGCAAAGTGACAGCGGCACTTGGGTATTGGTTAGGCCTGCATGCGGATGAACGGCTGTTCTTGAAGCCGGATCTGGATCAGGTCCCGGCCTTGTCCGTTGAGCGCGAGGCCCAGTGGCGCCGTGTAGCGGATGCGGATTTTCTGTCGCCCTCAGAAAAGCGCGCGATGCTGGGGTTGCCCCCCTTGGTGGATGGTCATGAGTGATCGCAAACCCGGAGTAGGTGGATCACGTTTTTTATATGACCCTTTTGACGTTGCTAACGCCCGCATCGATGCCAACGAGCGTGTGATGGAACAGCGATGGGAGGGGTTGGAATTTCGGCTCAAGGGTATCGAAGCCGCGATAGAGCGGATGGAAAAGCGCCTTTGGTTGGCCGTTTTTGGTGTTGTGAGCGTGATCCTCGCCAAAGGCATTTCTGAACTAATTCAGATTGGAGTGTAAGGCATGACGCCAGACTATGGATTGGAAACAAAGTTCGCCCGACTTGGGGAGGCCGTTGAAGTCACGGATGGCACCCGGATTGAGGGCTACGCCTCATACTTCGGCGCATGTGATCAGGGCGGGGACATTGTGCAAAGTGGGGCGTATGGCGCGTCGCTACAGGCGCTATCTGCTGAGGGTCGTTCCGTGAAGATGTTGTGGCAGCATGATCCCGCACAGCCCATTGGCATTTGGGATGAGGTTCATGAGGACGAAAAGGGTCTTTATGTAAAGGGCCGCCTGCTTTTGGACGTCGCTAAGGGCCGAGAGGCTGCGGCGCTGATTGAAGCAGGTGCAATTGACGGTTTGTCGATTGGGTATCGTACGCAAAAGGCCTCAAAGAATGACAAAGGTCAGCGGCTTTTGAACGAACTGGAGCTTTGGGAGGTGTCATTGGTGACCTTTCCGATGCTTCCTACGGCACGGGTGAGCGCGAAGTCGGATGAGGCTGAAGCGTATCTTTTCCGTGATATGGCGCGGGCGTTGGAAATGGCGCGTGTGCAGCTGACGACCGGGTAGCCGCATCAGGCGAAACTGTCAGCAAGACCTCTATCAACTCTATCGAAGGACAAGACCATGACCACGCAATCGATGCGTGGGTCAGGCAGCGCAAGTGCGTCTGCCGGGACCCAAGCTGCCCGGGAAGTCACCGAAGCCCTTTCGGGCTTTGTTACTGACTTCAAAGGCTTTCAAGATCAGATCACCACACGGATGCAACAACAGGAAGAACGCATTGCCATGCTGAGCACCAAAACCATGACCCATCGCCGTCCCGCACTTGAAGGCGCCCAAGCGACTGACGCGCCGCACCAAAAGGCACTGGATGCCTATCTGCGGTGTGGTGACGATGAGGGGCTTCGCAACCTGACGCTTGAGGGTAAAGCGATGAACACGGCTGTTGCCGCTGAGGGCGGTTTTCTGGTCGATCCGCAGACAGCTGAGACCATTCAGTCGGTTCTGTTGTCATCAGCGTCTATTCGGACGATCGCCAACGTCGTGAATGTTGAGGCGACGTCCTTCGACGTGCTGGTCGATCACACAGAGGTGGGTGCAGGCTGGGCGACCGAGACCGCAGCAGTCAGTGAGGGCGCCACGCCTACGTTAGAGCGGATATCCATTCCGCTGCATGAATTATCGGCCTTGCCAAAAGCATCCCAGCGGTTGCTGGACGATAGTGCGTTTGACATCGAAGGATGGCTGGCGGGCCGTATCGCGGACAAGTTCGCCCGCGCAGAGGCATCTGCTTTTATCAACGGGGATGGTGTGGACAAGCCAACCGGGTTTTTGACGCATCCGACCGTGGACAACGAAATCTGGGAGTGGAGCAACATTGGCTATGTGCCCACGGGCCAAGATGGTGATTTCGCGGGGACAAATGCGGTCGATGCTATTGTGGACCTCGTCTATGCGCTGGGCGCGCGGTACCGGGCAAACGCGACGTTTGTCATGAACTCTAAAACCGCAGGTGCCGTGCGCAAGATGAAGGATGCAGATGGCCGTTTCCTGTGGTCAGATGGTTTGGCCGCTGGTGAGCCCGCGCGTTTGATGGGCTATCCAGTGCTGATCGCAGAAGACATGCCCGACATTGCGTCGGACGCGAATGCGATTGCATTTGGTGACTTCACATCCGGCTACACAATTGCAGAGCGGCCCGATTTGCGTGTGTTGCGCGATCCGTTCTCGGCCAAGCCGCATGTGCTGTTCTATGCCACGAAACGCGTCGGCGGTGATGTATCGGATTTTGCCGCCATTAAGCTTCTGAAATTCGCGGCTTCCTAAGCCCGAAACCTATCCTCCGTGGTTTTTTCTTTCCACGGAGGTGGGCGCGCGACCAAATCATCCTCGGCGCTATCCAGCCGATTTGATCCGTCCGAGCGGCGTCGAGGCCGCGCGCCCCCTTTTTCTACTCACAAAGCTGAATGCAAGGAGCGACATCGATATGATGATGGTGGAGTTAAATTCCGTGCCGAGGGAGGCCCTTCCTATTGCGGATTTCGCAGCGCACCTGCGTCTTGCTGAGGGCTTTGATACGTTGCCGGGGCAAATGCGCCTTTTGGAGGGATGTTTGACTGCGGCGATTGCCGCGCTTGAAGCCCGTTTGGGGAAGTACTTTTTGAGCCGTCAGTTCATTGTGCGGACCCAGAAGTGGACTGCCTCGGATCGGTTGCAGTTTCCTGCGGCACCCGTGACGGAAGTTGAGCAAATCAAGCTGGTGCATTCGGGCGCTAATGAAGTGATCGTTGATCCAAATACCTATGCGCTTCAACAGGATGCGCATCGGCCGGAATTGGTGTCGCGTGTCGGAGCTTTGCCCGCGTTGAGCATGAATTCGAGTGCTGAGATTTCGGTGCGTGCAGGTTTTGCGGCGGAGTGGTCGAGTGTTCCGGCGGCGTTGCGCCAAGCGGTCATGATGCTTGCCGAAGACTTTTTTGAGCGTGATTCAAGTGTGGAGGGGAGCAATACCTTGCCATGCTCAGTCTGCCTATTGGTCGAGCCGTTTCGTGACATCCGTTTGCGGGGGCGGCCGGGATGTTGAAGCGCCAAGTTAATCTGGATCGCCGTTTGGTGCTGGAGGAGGCGAGTTCGGTTTCCGATGGCGCAGGGGGCAATACGGAAGTCTGGTCTGCGCTGGGCGTGCATTGGGCGCAGGTTGATGCGCGCACGGGTTCGGGGCGGGCGCGGGAGTTTCTGACGCGTAGCCGGTTGGGACTAAAGATCACCGTCCGGTACGCCCCGCAAGAAAGTACAACGCGGCCCAAGCCGGGGCAGAGGTTTGTGGAGGGCACACGCATCTATGCCATTGATGCTGTGCATGAAACCGGTCCGCGTGGCGGGTATCTTATGTGCTTTGCGGAAGAGGAGGTGACAACGTGAGCTATGGTTTGAGCGCTGCGTTGCAAACCGCCCTTTTCGCGGCCCTTGAGGCGGATGCTGAGTTGACGTCAATGGTCGGTACGGCCGTGTTTGACACGATGCCGACGGGCACAACACCTGACATCTTTGTGGCCTTGGGACCAGAAGACGTCGTTGAGCAAGCCGATGGGACCAGCCCCGGAGCGAACCATGATTTGCAGGTCACGGTCGTCACGACTGGCACCGGGTTCTTGGGGGCCAAGCAAGTGGCTGGGCGTGTTTCGGACATTTTGACCAACGAAGACCTGAGCCTGAGCCGGGGAAACCTGGTTCAGCTGCGGTTTCGAAAGGCGAAGGCCCGGCGCGACACCACCGACGGGTCGCGCCGTATTGATATGTGGTTTCGTGCCCGCGTGACCGACGACATCTAAGTCAAAAGGAGGTGCGCAATGAGCGTGCAAAAAGGAAAAGATCTGCTGGTGAAAGTCGATCTGGATGGAGCCGGTGTGTTTCAAACGTTGGCTGGTCTGCGGGCCACTCGGTTAACTTTCAACGCGGACACGATTGATGTCACCTCACTGGACAGTGAGGGCGGTTGGCGTGAGTTGTTGACCGGTGGCGGCGTGAAATCAGCGGCTGTTTCCGGTTCGGGCGTGTTTCGGGATGATGCGAGCGATGCGCGGGCGCGTCAGTTGTTTTTTGACGGAGAGATGCCCGTATTTCAGGTGATAATTCCCGATTTTGGCGTTGTTGAGGGAACGTTTCAGCTGACGTCATTGGAATATGCCGGAACGCTAAATGGCGAGGCAACATATGAGGTTTCGCTCGCTTCTGCGGGCGCTTTGACCTTTACGCCCGCTTGATGCGCGGCAAGGAGCGTCCGACCGCGAACCCTTGGGCTGGCGAAGTGGGATTGATGCTGAATGGGCGGCCATTGACGCTAAAGCTGACGCTTGGCGTTCTGGCCGACCTTGAGGCGCATATGGAGACCGACACTTTGGTGGATCTGGTTGAGCGGTTCGAATCCGGGCGGTTTTCGACCGTTGATGTGGTTGAACTGCTTTTTGCAGGCCTTCGGGGTGGGGGCTGGCAAGGCAGCCGGGACACGCTTTTACAGGGTGGTATTGGGGGTGGCCCGGTGGAGGCCACGCGTGTTGCAGCGCTTCTATTGGGGCGCGCGTTCTCCATCGAAGGGTTGAGCGGATGAGTGCATTTGACTGGAACGGTCTTTTGCGTGTCGGGCTGACGCAGCTTGGCCTGCGGCCTGCGGAGTTTTGGAACCTGACGCCGGTCGAATTGGCTTTGTTGCTAGGTCATTCGGGTGCGGAGGCTGCGATGTCGCGCAGTGCGCTGGATGCGCTTTTGATGAAGTACCCGGACGCGCCGCAACCTGACAAAAAGGATACGTCTGATGGATGATCTGAATGAAGACATCGGCACCTTAAAGGAGATGCTGGAGTCACTGCAAACCGAAGCCTCTGGTGCGCAAACCGTCGTGTCGAACTTCACCCGAGAGCTTGGGTCGTTGCGGGGGGAGATGACCTACACCGACAAGGAGGTCAAAAGCCTATCTCGGAGCTTTGGCTCTGGGTTGCGGTCCGCGTTTGACGGGCTGGTTTTTGACGGCATGAAGCTGTCGGATGCGTTGGAGAGCATCAGTAAGTCGATGGTCAACTCGGCCTATTCCGCTGCGATAAAGCCCGTTCAGAATGCGGTTGGTGGGGCATTGGCCTCAGGGCTGAATTCGATTGGTTCGAACTTGAGTTTATTTGCGGATGGCGGCGCATTTACGCAAGGACGTGCGTCTTCAATCGCGGGTGGAATTGCGTCTCAGCCGACCTCATTTCCGATGCGTGGGGGTATGGGGATGCTGGGCGAGGCAGGCCCCGAGGCGATTATGCCGTTGAGCCGTGGCCCAGACGGTAAGCTGGGTGTGCGGACCGAAGGCGGGAGCGCAAAGCCGGTCACCGTCGTCATGAATATTAGCACCCCCGATGCGCAAAGTTTCCGGCGATCACAAAGCCAGGTTGCGGCCGAGATGAGCCGCGCCTTGGGTCGTGGGCAGCGCAACAGGTAGGAGACGGACATGTCATTTCACGAAGTACGGTTTCCCGCTGCGGTGAGCTTTGGCTCATCCGGCGGGCCTGAACGCTTGACCGAAGTGGTTACATTGGCCAACGGCCATGAAGAACGCAACGCGCCGTGGAAACACTCGCGTCGGCGCTATGACGCTGGCGTTGGGGTTCGGTCGCTTGACGACATTGAGGAGCTGATTTCGTTTTTCGAGGCCCGGTCTGGGCGGCTGTACGGGTTTCGTTGGAAGGATTGGTCGGACTATAAATCGTGCCTTCCCAGTCAGGCGCCGACGTTTCGTGATCAGACCATAGGGGTCGGAGACGGTGAAACGGTCACGTTTGGTCTGTCGAAGACTTATCGATCTGGGCCGCACAGCTACATCCGGCGGGTGCAAAAGCCCGTTGCGGGATCGGTTCGTGTTGGGGTGCAGGGTGGTGAGCTTGCAGAGACCACTGAGTTCACCGTGGATTTTGATACTGGGCTCGTGACTTTTGTGGATCCACCCGAAAGTGATGCGGAGATTACTGCAGGCTTTGAGTTTGATGTGCCGGTTCGGTTTGATACCGACCGTATTTACACGTCCTTAGCGAGTTTTCAGGCTGGTGAAATTCCGGATGTTCCTGTGGTGGAGCTGCGCCTATGAGCACGGTTGGGCAGCAGGCGACAACGCTTTGTAACATATGGATTATTCGACGGGCAGACGGTACGATTCTCGGGTTCACAAACCATGACGACGATATCACCTACGAGGGTGTGACCTGCCAAGCGGCTTCTGGGTTAACGGGGGCCGCGCTTCAAACGTCTACGGGTTTGTCGGTGGACAACACCGAGGCCTTAGGCGCGCTACAATCGACTGTGATCTGCCCCGAAGACATCATCAACGGGCGCTATGACAGTGCTGAGGTTGATGTGCTTTTGTACGATTGGAAGGCCGGTCAGCTGGTGTCCGAGCAATTCAAGGCGATGATCGGAGAGGTTCAGGTCAAGGATGGGAGTTTTGTCGCGGAATTGCGGGGCAAGTCTGATCTGTTGAACCAACCCCTTGGTCGTGTTTACCAACCGTCGTGTGATGCGGCGCTGGGTGATGCGCGCTGTGGTGTTGATCTGACGTCGCCGGAATACCGCACGGATGTGACCGTCGTGAGCGTTAAAGACCAACGGTATGTACGTGTTGCGGGTTTGGATGCGTATCCTGAGGCCTGGTTTGAGCGGGGGACCGTTGAGATCATGGAGGACGGCGCGCCGATGGGTGCGACGGTCATCAAGTCCGATAAGGTTTCCGACGCAGGTCGCGACATTGAGCTATGGTTTACTCCGAACGTTGTGATCGAGCCTGGGCGTGTTTTGCGTGTGACGACGGGGTGCAATCGTCTTGCGAGCACATGCGCGGTCAAGTTCGACAACATCCTCAATTTTCGTGGTTTTCCGACTATCCCGGGTGAGGATTGGGCGATGAGCTATCCCTCTAGTCGACTGACGATGGATGGGGGGCAGCTGTGACGGGTTTGACTGCGATAAACGATAAAGTCGTTGCAGCCGCACGCACTTGGATCGGGACGCCCTATCAACATCAGATGTCGTGCAAGGGCGCGGGCAGCGATTGCCTTGGTCTTGTACGCGGTGTTTGGCGCGATGTGGTTGGGGCGGAGCCGGTTCCCATCCCGGCCTATACGTATGATTGGTCTGAGGTTTCAAAGGCTGAGGTGTTGTGGAATTCTGCACGCCAAGTTTTGCAGGATGTCGATACCGAGACGCCTTTGGCACCGGGTCAGGTGTTGCTTTTTCGGATGCGCAAGACCGCCGTTGCCAAACACCTTGGTATCCTTGTGACGGTCGGACAAACGCCGCGATTTATCCATGCCTACGCGCGCCACGGAGTCGTTGAGACCAGTTTTTCTGCGCCGTGGCAGCGCGCGCTGACAGCGCGCTTTACCTTTCCCCCTCACGCCTAGGAATTTTGTATTATGGCCACTCTCGTACTTGGCGCTATCGGCGCATCAATTGGCGGCAGCATTGGGGGCTCAGTTCTAGGGATGAGCGCCGCCGTCGTGGGGCGAGCAGCGGGTTCGACCCTTGGCCGTGTCATTGACCAAAAGATCATGGGCTCAGGGTCGGATGTGGTGGAATACGGTCGTATCGACCGGTTCCGGATCAACGGAGCCACGGAGGGTGCAGCCGTATCGCGTGTCGCGGGGGCCTATCGTATTCCGGGTCAGGTCATTTGGTCATCTCAGTTTAACGAGGAAAAGAGCACGTCAGGGGGGGGCGGCAAGGGGGCACCGAGCCAACCTGCCTCAACAACTTATGAGTATTTCGTGAGCCTCGCGGTTTCGGTGTGTGAGGGGCAGATCAGTCGGATCGGGCGGATTTGGGCGGATGGTACGGAAATCCAAGCAAAGGATTTTACCTTTCGGGTTTATACAGGCGCCGAGGATCAGCTGCCGGATAGTGCGATTGAAGCGATTGAGGGCGTTGATCAGACGCCTGCGTATCGGGGTATGGCCTATGTCGTGTTTGATCGGCTACCGCTGAAGCCCTTTGGTAACCGGGTGCCGCAGTTCTCTTTTGAGGTTATCCGTGCGGTCGATCCGCAAAATCCTGAACTGACGCCTGCGCCTGCGCGGATTGTGCCGGGTGTGGCGCTGATCCCGGGGACGGGCGAATACAGTCTTGCGACGACGCTTGTGCATGTGGATGAGGGGCTTGGGCGTGTGACACCCCTGAACATGAATACCCCTTCTGGAGAGAGCGATTTTGATGCGTCTTTACGGGCGGCTGAGGGCGAGATGCCTGCGCTTGAATCTATTCTATTGATTAGCAGTTGGTTTGGGAGCGATTTGCGCTGCAATATGTGCACGATCAAGCCGAAGGTGGATCAGAACACAGGTGATCCAAAGGAGATGCCTTGGCGGGTTGCGGGCTTGAACCGCTTTTCTGCTGAGATATTACCCAAAGTTGATGGCAAGAGCGTGTATGGGGGCACCCCCACGGATCAGTCTGTGATTGAGGCTTTGGCGTCTATTCGGGCCCGCAGCAAGCGAGCGGTGTTTTACCCATTTATTCTGATGGAAGTCTTGGATGGGAATACGCTGACCGACCCATACAGTGGTCTGGAAGGTCAGCCTTCGTTCCCGTGGCGGGGGCGCATTACAACAGAGCTGGCTCCGGGCGTTGATGGATCAACCAGCGGGACTGCTGCGGCGGAAGCAGAAGTGGATGCGTTTTTTGGCGCCGTTAATGCCGGTGATTTCAGCGTGGTAAATGGTGCTGTGTCGTACACGGGGCCCGCGGATGATTGGGGTTATAATCGGTTCATTCTTCACAACGCCGCGATTTGTGCCGCAGCGGGTGGCGTTGATGCCTTTTGCATTGGATCCGAGATGCGGGCGTTGACGCAGATCCGTGGGGACAACAACAGCTTTCCCGCAGTTGCGCGCATGGTGGCTCTGTTGGGGCAAGTACGTGCTCTTTTGCCAGAGGCAAAGCTGGGCTACGCCGCTGATTGGTCTGAGTACTTTGGGTATCAAAGCCCAGAGGGGGACGTGTTCTTCCATCTTGACCCTTTGTGGGCGGACGACAACCTCGATTTTATCGGCATGGACAACTACATGCCGCTGTCTGATTGGCGGGATGGGGATGATCATTTGGATGCGTCCTACGGCTCAATCTATGACGAAGACTATCTTATGTCGAATGTCGCCGGCGGGGAGGGGTATGATTGGTTTTACCCCGATCAAGAAGCGCGCGACGCTCAGGAGAGAACCCCGATAACCGATGGCGCCTTTGATGAGCCTTGGGTGTATCGCTATAAGGACATCAAGAGCTGGTGGAGCCTCGCGCATCATGAGCGTGTGGGGGGGGTGAGGTCAGCCTCATCGACGGTTTGGGTGCCTCAGTCCAAGCCCATCTGGTTTACGGAATTTGGGTGCGCTGCGATCGACAAGGGCACCAATCAGCCGAACAAATTCATTGATGCAAAATCCTCAGAAAGTGCATTGCCGCACTATTCTAACGGTCGCCGCGATGATTTTTTGCAGATGCGTTATATACAAGCGACGCTGCGCTATTGGGCTGATCCAGCGCATAACCCAACGTCGGACGTCTATGATGGCGCTATGATTGATATGTCGCGCGCCCATGTATGGGCGTATGACGCGCGCCCTTGGCCGGAGTTTCCCAACAACACGGCACTTTGGTCTGATGGGGACAACTACAAACGCGGGCATTGGTTGAATGGTCGCCTGAGCGCGCAACCGCTTGCGTTGGTTGTGGCCGAGCTGTGTGAGCGTGCGGGGTACGTGGATTATGACGTTTCTCAGGTAGAGGGGCTGGTCCAAGGCTTTGAAATCCGGGACGTCCAATCCACCCGTTCCAGCCTTCAGCCGCTATTGATGGCTTATGGTCTTGATGTGACCGAAGTCTCGGGGACGCTGGTGTTCACGATGCGCAAGAATGCGCGGCTTGTGGATGTCGACCCTGAGGAATTTGTCGATCGGGGCGATGGGCAAGAGGTGCTTAAACGCGAAACTGCACCGTCCACGGATGTTGCGGGTAAGGTGATGGTCGACTTTGTGGAGGCGGCCAGTAGCTATCAGTCCAAAACGGTTGAGGCAGCGTGGCCGCAGGATCGAACGGCGACTGTGTCCCAGACGGAGTTGCCATTGGTGCTAAGTGTAGGCGAAGGGCACGCCGTAGCAGAGCGGTGGCAAGCGCAGTCGCGTGTGTCGCGCGACACGGTCGCGTTTACTTTGCCGCCCTCCCGCAATGATATCCTGCCGGGGGACCTGGTGCGGTTCGACGCGGGCGCTGGTGTGGCGGAAGTGTTTCGCGTGGACCGGATCGATGATCAGGGTATGAAACAAATCGAGGCCATTCGGACTGAGGTCAGCACATATGACCCAGCCGAAATCTTGGACGTTGTGCCAAAGCAGCGGCCGACATTTACTGTTGTGCCTGTCTACGCACAGTTCATGGATCTGCCGATTGCGGCGTCAATGGATGAGGCCCCCGGGCCGCATGTCGCGGTGAATGCGGTGCCTTGGCGCGGCGATGTTGCGGTGTTTGGTTCGATGCAGCAGTCCGACTATGCGTTAAAGGGCATCGTGAGCGCGCGCCGTCCGTTGTTGGCACCACCCTTAACGTCCTGGAGCCTGCCCGCGCGGGCGTTTGGGATCTTGGGCCTGCGCTGCGTGTAG